GAAATGTAGCTCAAAAGTTAAATTCCTGACAGGCTATGACTTTATTATCACCATAGGGTTTATATACCGCAACGGTGATATTTGGCCATACCTTGACCAAAAGGCAAAAGCAGCATTGGTTGATCATGAACTATGCCACAATATTGCCATAAATTCTTTTTTGTCTGCCCAAAGAGGATAATACAGCCGGAGGAGTTAGACCCTTCAATAGGTTTACTCTGGTACAATCCGGAGACAGGTGCATTAAGCACGCGGAGAGCCATGGAAGAGTTGCCGGCAACACTTTTGATGTACATAGTTATGTGTCGGACTGAATCAGACAGGCATCCGTTTTTTAGCAGTAAGCGAGAATTCTTTGAGGAGTGGATAAAGGATAAGCGCGAACGCCACGAGCTTGGCTGGAAGGTCCGCAATAAAATGGTTTCACTGATCAAGGAAGCTGAAAAACGAGCTGAGGAAGCTGAGAATAAGGCTGAAAGATTGGAACATAAAGCCAATCACTATGATACGCTAATTGAACTGCTCAGGTCGGCCGGTATCAATACTTCCTTATGGGGATGGGAAGACGAATTGGTTGAACGGCTTAAGTCTGGAGTTGCCAAACAGGTGCGAATGGCTGTAGACAACATGGCAAGGCAATTGGCGAACCTACAAAAAATAGTCGGCAATGGAATATGAGGGAAGCCGATGGAACAGGTTAAGCTCATTTTCGACTGCAACCCCAACTGTATCTGTATAAAGTGTGCTAGAAATCAGTTCCAATGCGAACACTCTGACTGCCCGTGGTGTGATGGAGACGGTATGCCAACAGTAACTATTCAGACACCAATAATGGGCGAGGTACCGCTTATCTGTAATTATTTTGTTGTGATGGAGGGATAAGTTTGGGTAAACCATGCGAGGGCAATTTAAGTTATCTCTGCCAATGCTATAAATGCTCAATTTATAAAAAGCACGGGCAATGTTGCCAGTTAGGCGAGAGAGAATGGCCTTGTACTTATCCGGACGGCTCAATAAGACCGGTGACAGATTGCTTTAATTACAAGTAGTAAGGGAGGCTGATGCCTGATGTGTGAAGAAATCTGTTGTATCTGTAAGTTATGTATTGAAACACAGGAAAACTGGAGAGCTATATCTCAGTGCACGGGGCAGACCGGGTCGTTTTACCCTGAGGCCTGCCCAAACTGTGACGAGTATAAAGGGGCCAAAATTGACTAAAGGAGGTATCGGAATGGCGGTTTTATCACGTGCGCTTTTCAAGAAAGTTGAGTGGTATCTCTATAATTACTTCAACATCAGACGGGAAATCCAGGAGTACCGCGACAGCGTGCTATACTCAGACAAGCAACTGCTTGAAACAGGCGGGCATGGTGTCAGCCGCCATTCTGACCCTACGGCAATGAAAGCCCTGAAGCTGGCGTCGGGTGACATTGTTAAACTTGAGAAGTGGGTCAAAGTGATAGAATTAACCAAGGAACGATACGGAAACACAGAGAAGGGCCGGCTGCTGAAGATGAGGTATTTTGATGAGCTTGGGGAAAAGCAAATCTGCCAGGAACTGCATATAGACCGGGCCACGTACTATAACTGGCGGGTTGAGATAGTTGTTTTCACCGCCATGTTGGCAATACAATATGGGTTGATTAAGTTAGACAAAAAATATGCTTAAAAAGTCTAAGACTTTTTGGCCGGAATAATGTGGTACAATGGCAGTGTAGAATAGTGTTTGTTATGTCGCAGGAAATGCAGGAAATTTTCTCCTTGAGCCGAATTAATGTAGGTGAAAGATGGCCTTGTACTTATCCGGACGGCTCAATAAGACCGGTGACAGATTGCTTTAATTACAAGTAGTAAGGGAGGCTGATGCCTGATGTGTGAAGAAATCTGTTGTATCTGTAAGTTATGTATTGAAACACAGGAAAACTGGAGAGCTATATCTCAGTGCACGGGGCAGACCGGGTCGTTTTACCCTGAGGCCTGCCCAAGAGGATTTTTATGACCGAGACAAAGAGCAAGAAGGCAGTTATTGAAGGTTGGCATTGTTGGATTTATACCGAGAGGGAATCTCAAGATGGGCAAATAATCGCAGTTGATGATTATGGCGTAGTTGTCAAGACGCCAAAGTACAAAACTGACAAAGAAATATTTTTCCCATGGGACAAGATTTTAAAAATAGAGAGAAGAAAAGATTAGCAGAGCCTTCGGGCTCTTTTGTTTTACCTTAAAGAGGTGGGTGATAATGACGAAGCTTACAGCAAAGCAGCAGAGATTCGTGGAAGAATATTTGATTGATTTAAATGCCACTGCTGCAGCTATTCGGGCTGGTTACAGCGCGAAAAATGCGGACAAGATTGGGCCGGAGCTGCTAGGGAAAACTAGGGTTGCAAAAGCAGTATCGGAAGCCCTGGCCGCCCGGTCTCGTCGCACCGGGATAAGCCAGGACCGTGTTCTGTTAGAATTGGCGAAGATTGCATTTCTCAACCCCGCCGATGTCATTAACATGGATAAAGCCACGATTCGAAGCGATGCCAACCGGGACGACACCGCCACTATTGCCAGCGTAAAGGTGAAAACGATTCCCACAGAAGATGGCGACATTGTAGAAAGAGAAATTAAGACCTACGATAAGTTGAAGGCGCTTGAACTACTTGGTAAGCACCTCGGCATGTTCAAAGACAAGGTCGACGTGAACGTGGAAGTGAGCCTAGCTGATCTTTTGAAGAAGGCATGGGAAGCCAATGGACGAACTGGTTAAGGGAATGATTCAATACATTCGCTATCCGGTGCTGTTTGTCCGGCAGGTCCTCAATGCCGAGCCTGACGATTGGCAGGCGGAAGCACTACAGGCCTTGGCTGATTACCCACGGGTAGCGATTCGCTCAGGTCATGGCGTCGGTAAGACAGCACTGGAATCTTGGGCACTGTTGTGGTTTTTATTCACAAGGCCATTCCCAAAGATACCGTGCACGGCGCCGACCAGGCAGCAGCTCTATGATATTCTTTGGGCGGAAGCGGCTAAATGGCTGGAAAGAGCACCGGCACTGAAGCCGTACTTCGAGTGGCAAAAGACAAGGATCGTACAACGGCAGAACCCGGAACGGTGGTTTGCAACGGCAAGGACATCTAATAAACCGGAAAACCTGGCAGGATTCCATGAGGAACACCTGCTTTTTATTGTGGACGAGGCATCAGGTGTTGCCGATAGTATCTTTGAAACTATTGAAGGTGCGCTGACGACAGCTGATGCCAAGCTGCTCATGTGTGGCAACCCTACCAAGAACAGCGGCGAATTCCATGATGCATTTTTCAAAAACAGGGCGCTGTACTGGGTGAGAAAGGTTGCCTGCTCTGACAGCAAGAGGGTTGATCCGGAATACCGGGAACGCCTGGTCCGGAAATACGGAGAAAACAGCGACATTGTCCGGGTTCGTGCCGATGGAGAGTTTCCCAAGGCAGAGCCCGATACCTTTATTCCGCTGGAACTGGTCGAAGCGGCCACGATGCGGGAAGTAGAACCGGATGGTCCGCTGGAGATTGGTGTGGATGTGGCCCGGTTTGGTGACGATGAAACGGTGTTGGCCGCCCGGGTGGGGCTGAAGTTAGTCCATCTTGAAGCACATACCAAGCAGGACACCATGGTGACTACCGGACAGGGAATAGCCTTGGCTAAGAACTTGATGCGGGGCTACGGCAAGCCTAGCTGTGTGATTAAGGTAGATGATGATGGCGTGGGCGGAGCGGTCACCGATCGCCTGCGCGAAGTAGTGCGCCAGGAAGGTCTCCACATAGAGGTTATTGACTGTCACAACGGCGGGATTCCTGAAGATAAAGAGCATTACGAAGACTGGGGCACGGAATCATGGGCACACCTGCGAGACCTGCTCAATACTGGTGAAGTTGAACTAATTAACGATGAAGACTTGGTAGGGCAGTTGACTACAAGAAAATACACCATAACAAGCAAAGGAAAGATTAAACTCGAAAGCAAGAAAGAAATGAAAAAGAGAGGCCTTAGGTCACCTGACCGTGCAGATGCGGTGGTGCTGGCTTTTGCCAACACCGGAATAACTTTTGATCCAGCTTCCGTTGGGTTATTAAGGGGTGCAAAAATATATGGCTAAACCAAAATGGCTCACATGGGCTGTAGGCGAAATATCCAGGCTACGTCAGAACCTGTTTGGTCTGTTTGGAACTGTCCTTACCGGCCGCTGGAATGTGCCTTATGTGCTTAACAGCAGCCGGGTTGACTACACTCTGGCTCGGCAGCTTTACCATAATACCCATGATGACTATAAATTGGGTGCCGGGTTTGCCAAGCCGATAATAAACACCCTAGCTGGCTTTATGGGGGTACCTCACTTTAACTGCGAGGATGAAGAGGCTCAGGAAATTTTGGATAAACATACCAAGCGTTGGGTTAGCAAGATGCTGCGTGTCCATCAACTTGCCTTGAGGGATGGGGATTGTTTTGTGATGCTGGCCAACGTGGAAGTCGATGATCCATTGTATCCAGATGATAAAACTCGGGTTGACTTTATTATTATCCCACCAGAGCAGGTTGCGGATATTGAGATTGACCCGCTGACCCGAAAACCAGTTGCCTACACCATTCAGGCCCGGAACAAATGGGACAATGGGAGGCGGGAATACCAGGTATCTCAGCGCATAACAGCCGATAAGGCGACCGTACTGGCGGAAGGGGATGCGCCGCCGGGACTGATAAATGAAGAGAGGGCAAACCAGTGGGGGTTTTTGCCAATAGTGCATTTCAAAAACGAACCCGAGGAAACAGAGCTTTACGGTACCAGCGAGCTTGAGGCGGTGGAGCCGTATTTGAAGGCCTATCATGACGTGATGCTCCACGCCATGCAGGGAAGCAAGATGCACTCCACTCCGCGGCTTAAATTAAAATTAAAGGACGTGCAGTCATTTTTACAGAACAACTTCCCGGAAGCCTTAGCTGCTGTCCAGCGTGGGGAATCCGCCAATATTGATTTGCGAGGACATGAACTGCTGATATTCAAGGATGAAGAGGATGCAGCCTTTATTGAGGCCCGGTCAGCCATAGGTGATGCTGAGGCATTGCTTAAACTGTTGTTTTACTGCATTGTGGACGTTTCAGAGGTTCCCGAGTTTGCCTTTGGTGTCCATACTCCTTCCAGCCATGCCAGTGTAAAAGAGCAGATGCCTTTGCTTATCCGCCGGGTGGCCCGGAAGCGGGAGATGGTCACCGAGAATTGGCAGCAGCTTGGCCGGATGCTTCTGGTCATGCACAGCAAGATGACCGGGAAGAAGTTTGAAAGCTACGATGTAGTCATAACCTGGGATGCAGTGATGGAACGCGATGAGAAAGAATATGCTGATACTATCAAAACCATGGTGGATGCGCTTAACACTGCGCTACAGGGTGGCTTTATCAGCATGGATGCTGCGGTGAATTTACTCAAGCAGTACATAGATACCATGCTGGACTATGTGACCGATGATCCAGAACTGCCTGGAGAAAGAGAAAGGATTATCAAGTCATGGATTATGCGCCAGCGGCTTGAAGATGGGCAGGGCTTAGAAACACAAAAGCAGGCTATAAACAAGGAGTTGGGGCAGGTGTAGTGAATGAGCCGTGAAATCGAGGAATTAAAGGACGCGGCTGGAGATTATAAACGCTGGGCACTGGAAGCCCGCAAGAAGCATATCGAGTTGCGCCTGCGCCAGAACCCGGAAATAAGAGGCCTCTATATCCGGGCTGCTGACAGAGTGGCCCAGGAACTTCGAAGGTTAGCACTGAAAACACCTTCCAGTTATCTACGGAAGCGGCAGCTTGAGGAACTGGAAGCCGCACTGAGGATGGAAGCGGCAAGGCTCGGCGGTAACCTGACAAAAGCCTTGGAAACGTATATTGAAGAAGCTGTTAACGCCGGGGCAGGATACAGCCAGGCAGTTACCATGGACTTGTTTAAGAAGGCCGGAATAGATACTACCGGTCTTCGTGCTTTATTTGCCAGAGTAAATACCCAGGCTGTGGAAGCCTGCTGGATCAGGACGAAAAACGGGTTATTTCTCTCAGATAGGATATGGGAGAAGTCTGAGAAGTTCCGGGCTACTATGCGGGACCTTATGCAAGAGTCGGTAGCCACCGGCCAGGATGCGGTTAAAACTGCCCGTATGCTTCAGCAGTATGTACGGCAGGGAGCGCAAACGTTGGCCCGGGACTACCCGAATATGATGAAGCGGATGAAAGGGCGTGTTCCTGGCGACATTTGCTATGAGGCCCTACGCTTGGCCAGGACGGAAACTACTGCTGCTTTTGGAGAGGGGACAATAGCAGCGGCCAAGGCTAGCCCTAGCTACAAAGGGATAAAGTGGATCCTCAGCAAGAGCCATCCGCTAGTCGATATATGTGATAGTCTGGCTGGGCATGAAGAAGGTCTTGGGACGGGAGTGTATACTCCGGGGAATGAACCGCCTTATCCAGCTCACCCTTCGTGTTTGTGCGTACTAGTTCCAGTACATGAGGAGCCGACAGAATTTGTTGAGAGGCTTAAAAGGTGGAAGGAAAATCCTGAGAGCGTGCCGAATATTGAAAAATGGTATCAGCAGGTTTACAAAGGCGAGAAATCGACTACAGCATCTGTGGCGATTCAGAATCCTGCTTTCCTGAGGTTTGAGAAGTACGACAAGAACTATGATGATTTTAATGATGTAAAACAGATAGAAAAAGACCTCGGTTTAATACCAGAAAGCCACAAGGAACTACTGAAACAGCATGGCGTGGTTATTCGTACTGGTTATGACAAATCCAGATACGACAGAAAGAATAAAGTTATTCAGGTCGGCAAGAACCCTGAATATGGTGAGGTTGTTCACGAGATTGGGCATGCAGTAGAAACCCTGCTAAATCTTTATGCGAGCAAGGGATTTCTAAATATCCTGAAAAACGGAATACCAGAAAAAGACATTGGTTATCACCATATATTTATAAGCAACGAATTTGTGGTGCCAGTATATGTGCTAAAACATCCCGAAATAACAAAATTTGTTAATACCCGCCAGGCCGTGATTTACCCGAGAGATATTAATGGCAATGGTTGGTTTGTAACCTCTTCTACCGGAGAGGAAATATTTAATGTTTGTTGTTTGGGTGAGTATTTTGCAGAAGGATACCGTGTATTCATTTCCGATCCGGGATTGTTAAAAAAGAAGGATCCTCAGTTGTATCGGTTTGTTGAGGAGTTGAGTAAGTGATATGCTGTATATTGCTGAAACCGATAAGCAGGCTCTTCTTAACACAAGGTCATTTGAAGAATTCAAGAAGCAATTTAAGATTGTTTTTGGAAAGGATAAAATTTCCCCTATTGAGTTGGACGGTGATTTGCGCAAACATGTAGAAACTTTAATTGGAAAAACATACGACTGGGCTCGGGAACAATATCCCTTGCCATATTTAAAAAAGCGGGGTGGTTAAATGACCTACGGCATCGGCATTGGTTTCCCGATGGAGCCAACCAAAGAGGACATCAAGAGGCTGAAACGAGAGTTGGCCCATGACATGTTTGGGGTGGTAGATGGTGGAAAAGCAAAACCAAAACCCACATCAAGATATGCGGGTAGAAATAAGGCAAAACCCACCGGCAAAAAGGATTGAGGTACACCCGATACATCAGAAACTGGTGGTGCGGGATTTAAAAACCGGACAATATGCTAAAAAGCGCTAAGGCTAAAACCAAGGCGCTTTTCTTATGCCCAGAAACGGAGGAAACAAGATGAGAATCCCAGACAAAGTTAAAATAGGCGGCCATGAATACTCATGCAAAGTTGTGCCTTGCCTTGGCCGAGACTATGGTGCAGATGGCAGAAGTTGCGGCAATTCGTTAGAAATCGAGATAGAAGAAACTTTGCCTCAACAGAACAAAGAATCTGTTTTAATTCATGAGATTCTTGAGCAAATAAACTACCGGTATGAGCTGAATTTGCCGCACGAAAAAATAACGATACTCGAAACTGCCTTGTATCAGGTTATACGGGATAATCCAGAGATATTCAAATAAATTTGCCGAGGAAGGAGGTGAACTGGGTGACCAGCGAAGAACGGGAAAAACTCCGTAAGGAAGCCGAAGCCAGGGCCAAGAAATATGGCATTTCTTTCAAGGAGGGGAAGGGACACCTCACGCCACCCAAAGACTACCCGGACAACCCGGAACAATATGGGGACCCCGTTAACTATGCTTATCCGATTGACAAAGATCATATTAGGGCAGCTGTTGCTTACTTCAACCACGAAGGTCAGAGAGAGGCTGGTGGGTATACACCTGAAGAGTGGGCTATCATCGGTAAGCGTATTGCTGCTGCGGTCTCACGGCTACTCGGAGGCAAATATGAGTACAAAAACGGTAAGGTTGTTTGCGTAGAGCCTGTTGGCGAAATCTACGCTGTCCAGGCTATCGTCTCCGGCGAGATGCGGGTGGAGGATGTACCCCTTGCACCCTGGGCCAACCTAGAGGCCTTGAAAGACGGAGACCAGGAGCCGATGGAAGTGGTGGTGGAGATTCCTGCAGGCAAGTCAAAGCGAGGGTGGAACTACCGACCCGAAGCGCTGCAAAAAATTGTCGGTGAGGTTATGAGTCAAGGCTTGCCTGGTTTTTTGGGGCACCAGAAGCCCGAGGAAGTGGACCATGTTTTCCCGCAGCCGGTCACGCACTGGGTTGGCGCCTTATGGAAAGATGGTAAAGCGTACATCCGGGGCGTTGTTGACAAGGCTGCTTCAGACCTGAAGCGCTGGATAAAAGCCAATGTGGTCCGCACGGTGAGCATCTTCGGGGTACCCAAGCTGCAGCAGGTGGCCGGTGAAGCTCATGTGGTGGATTACAAACCATTGAGCATTGACTGGACACCTTTAGGTAGGGCAGGCATGCCTACGGCGATTGTTGCTGTGGGAGAGATGGATGAAATTATAAATGGAGGTGGGCAAAAGAATATGAATTGGAAGGAACTTGTCGCACAACTTAAGGCCATGTTGACCAACAAGGAAGTAACGTTAGGTCAGGTGGCAGGAGAAATGGGCTGGAAAGCTCAGGAAATCGCCGGGGAGATTGATTCTAATTGGCTGAAAGAAGTTACAGGGGCAGTTGAAACCTTGGGCAAGGTGAAAGAGGCTTTAGGTGTTACAGGAGAAATGGATGTTGTAAAAATTGCTGCAGAGGCCAAAAAAGCATTTGATGAAAGAACTAAAGCCGAAAAAGAGAAGGTTATTGATGAAGCCCTGAAAGAGAAAGTAGCCGGCGAAATGGCCCAAGCGTTGATAAAGAAAATGCTTGTTGTGCCCGATGATGCCAATAAAGAGCAGATCGCCGGGGAGATTGACAAGCTCTTGGCGGATGAGACTATTAAGTCGGCAATTGCTAAGTTCTACGTGGATAAACCGCCCGTTGTTGGCGGTAGCAAAGAAACTACAACCCTGCGCGTTAAGCGGCAGGCTATTTAATTTTACGGAGGTGGGATAAATGGCTTATATTGGTCAACCCGTGCCCAGTACTGTGTATAACCTGGGAGGCGGCAAAATCAGCGACGGTAAAAGCGTAAAGGTAACGGTGCCGCAGAGCACCACAATTGAAGCAGGGAAATTTTATCTCTTGGACGGCTTCCTCGGCTGCGCTATGCAGTCGGTGACTACCGGCGCAGGAGAAACGGCAGAAGTGGTGCTTGCCATTGAGCAAGCAGAGTTTGAGACGAACCAGATTGATACGGCTCAGAACTTTGCCAAGGGCACCGCAATTTACTGGGACGATGTTAATAAACGGTTTACCGAGACAGCAACTGGCAACCGCTTGGCAGGCCGGGTAACTGTCGGCAAAGATGCAAACAATGTGATCTGGTTCATTCTCGGACCGCAAGTTTAATGGAGGTGGGATAAGTGAAAATCTATAGCCAAGAAGTGCTAAAAGAGGCACGCCGCCAGGGCACCTATACTGAAAGGGTGCCTTTTGTTCTGGACGGAAAACTGTTTGAAGTGGAAAAGAAGATTGTCAACGGCGAGATGGAGACCCTGGAACTTTCTCGACCTGTAGGTGAAATGCTGACCTCTGGCTCTGTTGAGCAGTTCAAGGACCTGCTTAGAAAAGTTGTCCTGGATGTTGAGCTTGGTCGGGAGCAGGTACAGTTGCTTTATCAACTGATTTACGAAAGAATCCAGGATGCCAACCTGCCGAGGGTGCTTGATGCTAAGTGGGCACTGACTGGTACGGTTGTCTTTACAGAGCATATTGAAGGTGAAGAAGTAAAATTTGGCCGGCTCCAGGCTGAACAGGGGCCTATTGCCCGGATTCTGACCTATGCTGCTGGCTTCGAGTACACCAAGGAGATGAAGGATTTCAACGAGGCATTCTCTGTTGAAATCCTGAACCGGGGAATCGGCGAGGCTTACAACGCCTTACTGAACCATATTCACCTTGCCCCGATTATCAGCTTCAGCTATCAGGCCGCTAATAAGACGGCTTATCAAGGTGTCACCGGCGACTTGGCTTGGGTAGGAGTGTATAAGACAATTACCAAGGCCCTTGCCGATGCTGCTAAGGCTAAGCGGCCTGGCACCGTTCTTCTGGCTTCTACCGCTGATCAGGCCAATATTGAAATGGCCCTCAAAGGCGGTTATCAGATTGAGGGTACGGTTTACCCTGCAATCTCTGGTATCCAGTCCGTGATTTACTATGATGGCTGGGATACCACCGTGGGCAAAAAGAGTTACAGCTATCCGGGTGTAACTCCTGGTAAGGCATACCTTATCAGGCCAAAACGTGGCTTCAAGGAACTGCTGAAGCAGGACCTGCGCGTTGAGGCTACCAGCGGCGACCTCTCCCGCTTGGTAGAGAGCCAGATTGTAGCTTACGCTTACCGTGGTGTTTATGCCGCAATTGAAGAGAATGTTCAGGAACTGACCCTGACTGCGTAAAGGACGGTGAGCTAAATGGCACGCTGTACTGACTGCGCCCGGTTTCCGTGGATTCCGGGCGCTGATTATTCTATGTTACCGCCAATGCAATGCGCTAAAGAATTACCTGTCCGCAGATGGACTATAGAAAGCGCGAATATTGAGCAAAATTGCCCGCATTACGACGGGCCAGAGGCGGTGAAAGACAATGACACCGACACCGGAACTGAGGACAAAGCTCCGGAAACTGCTGGACGAACAAATTCCCGCAGGCGGAAGTGATGCTGATACCCGTTTCCTTGACACAGATATAGACGAGTTGTTAACCGAGGCTACTAACATATACGGAGCTGCTGCTGCAGGGTGGACGCTCAAAGCTGGGATGCTTCAGCGAGAACTTGGGCAGGTTGAAAGCTATGCTGTGGGCCAGGAACGCTACGATATGCGGAAACTCAAGGATATGCTGGATTACGCGTTGAAAATGGCCGATACTTACAGCCGTATGGCAGCAAATAGTATGGGCAGTTTAATTCTGAGAATTCAGCCGCCGGAGGTGTTGTAATATGGATTTAGTTAGCCTTCGGCGGCAGCATATATCCTGGGCAATTCAGCAGAATCCGGTGACGATAACCATCCAGAGGACCGAAAAGGTCGATATGGGTGGTTATTTTGACGAAGTACAGAGCGAATATGGCCCGTTTACTGTACGGATATTCCAGCGTGGCTCTTTGGTACCCCAGGAAGTTTCAACATTGGCAGGAACAAAGCAAGTTGACAAAGGATGGGGTATGCTGGCGGATTACCAGGCCAACCTGAAGGCCGGGCCGAACGTAGTGGATGAATTTGACGCTCCAGGTCTTGGCCATTTCCGGATACTGGCTGTCTATCCGCAGATTGTCCAGGGACAAGTGGTCGGCTATCAGGCTGACCTTGAGAAGGTGAGTTAGCATGGCTTTAGGAGACCAAACAAGGGAATTCCTTGAGCGAAAAAAATCCGGGCTTTATGCGCTCCTCCAAAACTGGGCCGGGCAGCTTGAAGGCTATGCCAAAACTCATGCCCCATGGACGGACAGGACAGGCCACGCCAGGCAGGGATTGCATGGTGGGGTGGATATGCGGGGAGAGCAAAACGTGTTGTATCTCTCCCACGGCGTGGAGTACGGAATTTGGCTGGAACTGGCCCATGGCGGGAACTATGCAATAGTAAGGCCGACCGTTGAGGTTCACTTGGCTCGAATTCGTAAAACTATAACGGACTACTGGAGTGATTAGGTATGAGGTCAACGATAAGGCAGTTGCTTATAAATGGCGTCCCCCAGGTTGGTGGCCGGGTTTATGAGCCGCAGGCGGCAGGGGCCAGTACACAGAAGCCATACCTGGTCTTGCGAGAAGGCGCCCAGGACCCGGAGGCAGACTGGGCTGACTTCTCGACTGTTGTCGAAGTCTGGCCTTATGTCAGCCGCACGTCTTTTCAGCAGGTAGATAGCCTTGCTAATGCTGCGATCAACGCTCTGCACAGGGCGAGGTTTTCTGAAGCTGGAGAGCAGTATCTTGCCGATTACATCGGCACAGCCGGACAGGATTTTGTGGACGAGGAATGGGATGCCATTACCCGCGGGCTTCGGTTTAGGATATTTGCTCTGGGTTGGCTTAATGGTCTTACCTATGACCCGGACCCGGTGACGGTACTGCAAAGCTGGACGAAAGCAACATGGCCGGAAGTGCATACCGACCCTGCCACGTGGTCCCCTGCTGATACTGCGCCGGGAATCTACTGGCGATTAGTGAGAATTGCACCAGTACAGATTACGGCGGCGGTGAATTGGGTAGAGACGCAGTTAGCAGGGCATGTCCTAGCACCTAGCCCGGCAGTGAGGCTCGCCTGGGTGCGGAAGCTTACAGAGGGACTGGCAAAGCAGCGCAGGCTTATAATGGCGGATGGCGGCCCGTTGGAGCTACTGAAAGTTTCCGCCGACAGCGAAGCCGACCCAATGCGGCGGGGACAAATACAGTTAACGGCCAGATTCGGAGTGTTACAGCCTACTGCCCAGGCCTTAGTTCTGGGTAAGGCTGTTGTAGGCGGTGCAGTTACTGGGGAGGTGATTTAATTTGGCTAAGGAGAAAGCCGTTTCTGTTGAACAGGGGCAAGAACCCGTTTACAGCCGAGAAGAACTTATTGCTGCGGCTTCTTCTTTCGGTGTGAAACCGGAAGTAGTGGCCGGGGCCTTGCGGCTGGTGGGTAAAGAAAGCATGACAAGGATAGAAGCTGAAAAGGCGATCAAACAATTCCTGGCAAGGAGGGTGTGATAAATGACTGGTTCTGTTTTCCAAGTAGGTGAACAGAAGATTCGCCCGGGTGTTTATGTCCGGGTGACTAACATTGGTGAGCCACCGGAGGCAATTGTTCCTCAGGGCATAGTTGCAGCACTTTTTAGGTCTTCCTGGGGGCCTCTGGGGCAGGTAACTTATCTTGAAAACGCTGATGCGGTTACTGCTAATTTTGGAACTAATGGTACTATTGATACGGCTATTGAGGCATTCCGTGGCGGCTGCCGCAGGGTGGTAGGCTACCGCTTGGGAAGCGGTGGAGCTAAAGCTGCCATTACTTTAAAAGATACTGCTGCTACTCCTGCAGACGTGGTGACCATCACGGCGAAATACGAGGGCGTGCGCGGAAATAATTTTAAGGTTACAGTAAGAGATTCGCTGAGCGATGCTACCAAACGGGAACTTCTGTTGTATGAAGGTACAACCTTACTGCAGACGGTTACCTTTGCCAAGGGGGCCGGGGAAGCGCAGGCCTTAGTTGATGCTGTGAACGCCTCTAACAGCCCGTATATTACTGCTACAAAGCTGGCCGATGGCAACGGTATCCTGGCAACTGTTACCCAGCAAGCATTAACCGGCGGCCAAGACCCCACGGTAGACGGCGCAAGCTACAGTGCAGGATTATCGGCTATAGAAGCTATTGACTGGAACGTGCTGGCGGTGGACAGCGAGGACCCGGCTACTCACGTTACGGCGCAAACTTATATCGACCGGGTGCGCAACGAAGGCAAACGAGTGCTGGCCGTGGTGGGCGAACCGACCAGTGTTGCCCTGTCTACTCGCCTGGCTAACGCTGCGGCCTTCAACGACCCGGCCATCGTCTATGTGGCGAACGGTTTTAAGGGTTCCGACGGCGTGACCCGTGAGGGCTACAAGGCGGCTGCCCGGGTGGCCGGCATGGTGGCGGCTGCCAACATTACCGACAGCCTTACTCATGCGGTAGTTAGCAATGCTACCGAACTGGCAGGCGCCCTTACCAATGCGGAAATTGAGCAGGCGATCCAGTCCGGGGCCCTGGTGTTCACCATGAACTCCCAGAAGCAGGTCCAGATCGAGTATGGCATTAACACTTTTGTGACCGTGACCGCTGACCTGGACGCCGGGTGGAAGAAGATCCGCCGGGTGCGGACCAGGGATAATCTGATGGACCGCATTGCGGCCACCTGGGACCCGCTGGTGGGTAAAATCAACAACAACCCGGACGGACGGGCCACACTTGTTGCCGCTGGGCAGGGAATCATCAACAAGATGATTGCAGAAGGTGCACTGCTGGATGGAAAGATTTACGAAGATCCGAATAATCCTGCTTCAGGTGATTCTGCTTGGTTTGTGGTCCAGGTTGATGACCTTGATAGTGCTGAGAAAGTATACATTACTTTTGGTTTCCGGTTTGCGCCGGAAGCTTAATGTGGGAGGTGGCATAGATGGCTGACGGACGCTATATTTTCAGAGACTGTGTTCCCGACGGGAATATTGATATTGCAAACGTAAAGACAGGGGATGTACTGAACCGGGCCTGGTCTTTCCGGGTCAATAGCCCGCCGGAACTGCAGAGTCTACTTGATTCTGGAACATTTGACCCGCGCAACATACTGCGGGGATATGACGGCGAATTGTATGACGGTGACGGCAATTTTTTGGCTGAAGTAAATGAATGGCAGGCACAAATCAACTATGAAAACTCGGACTATCAAGCTGCTGGAAGCAAAATTAAATGGGCCGTGCCGCAAGGCTACAGCGTGACGCTTACCTTCACTGAGACAGTAGTCCGGGACGCCAGGTTGCTGCAAAAGGTTGTGGCTGGGCTTAATAAAGGTGAGCTTGACGCGGTATTCAACTTCATGGGTGTCCTGCGTGGGCATAACGCGTAATGGAGGGATATTATGGACGAAGATAAAAGAGACGAATTGGTAGGGGCGGAAGATACCATACTCAAAGACATTGGCGGCGTCCTAGAGGCGATGGAAACCATTACCACGTATGAGGTCTTCGAAGTGGTGAGGGACGGCAAAAAGCTGTTTTCCTTCCGCGTGAGAGGATTAGACGACGAAGAAATAGAAAAATGCCGCGACCAGGCAACGAAAGTGGTCAAAGACCGCAGACTTGGGAGCCTGGCTGTGCCACGCGACTTCAATGTGGCGAAGTTCAATTCGTTGATGATCTATATCGCTACCCATCCCGACGATTGCAAGGCACTCTGGGATAACAAGACCCTCTGGCAGAAGGCCGGAGTAGTAACTGGATGGCAGGTTATCGATAAGGTCCTGCGCCGGGGTGAAAAGGATGCCGTGATTGAACTGATTGAAAAGCTTAGTGGTTATGGGGACGAAGGCAGCGAAACCGCTGAGGAAACACTAAAAAACTCATAAAAGCAGGGGGCCGGGCTGCTCTGCTCCATCATCTCTTTCAGCGGCTCGGCATTACTCCTGACGAGTTTTATTCCAAGCCCTACAAGGTTAGAGCTTTTATGCTGGCTTCGATGATGTTGCAGCTTGAAGCCGAAGAAGAGGAACGCAAGGAGATGGAAAGGAGGGCGAAGGATGGCCGGCGGTGAGATTTACCGGGTGGAAATACCTATAATTGTTGACGACCAATCGGAGGCACCACTGGAGCGGGCCAGGGAGCGGGTTAACCGGTTTCAACGGTCGACGGAAAAGACAAATGAAAGACTGCGTCGCATGGCAGCAAGGGTATATAGGTTCCGGCTGGCGGTAAAAGATACAGTATGGCCTGCACTGCAAAGAATTGGGCGTGGTCTGTATAACGTGACACGCAAAGTATGGACAGTTACTATTCAGGCCAAGGATAAGGTGACGAATGTAGCAAAGCGTGTGTGGAATGCTCTCACCAGCCCGCTGGCTGTGCTTGGTGCAGGATATGGGATTTATAGTTCGTTTGCAAAAACAATGAATTTTGAAGCGCAAATGTCTTCTATAAAAGCCTTGACCGGAATTAGTGCTAAGGAGTTGGCTAAGGTGCAAGCTTTAGCAATAAAGATGGGGGCTAATACCAAATATTCTGCTCTTGAAGCCGCTCAAGGCATAGAGGAATTGCTCAAAGCCGGATTGTCGGTCAAACAAATCATGGATGGCGGATTAGAAGCTGCTCTTAATCTTGCGGCAGCAGGGGGCTTAGAACTGGCTGATGCTGCTGAGATTATGTCAACTGCGATGAATGCTTTTAAAAATAATGCCATGACTGCTGCGCAAGCTGCAAACATTTTGGCAGGAACAGCAAACGCTTCGGCAACGTCTGTTCAAGAACTTCGGTATTCTTTAGCAATGGTTTCCGCTGTAGCTTCTGGTGTAGGCATGTCCTTTAGAGATACCAACGTTGCTTTAGGTCTTTTTGCTAATAATGGTTTAAAAGGCTCGGATGCAGGTACATCTCTTAAAACTATGCTGATGAACTTAATTCCACAGACAAAACAGCAAATAGAAATGTTTAAAAAGTTGGGACTGATAACAAAAAGCGGAACCAGTGCCTTTTTTGATGCAAAAGGCAAGCTGAAGTCGTTGGCTGATATTGCTGGTTTGCTTAAAACGCGACTAAAAAATCTTAACCAGGCCCAACGAATGGCGGCCCTGGAAATTATGTTCGGTTCAGATGCGATTAGGACGGCCAACATCCTTTTTAAAGAAGGTGCTGAAGGGGTTCTGAAATTTACGAAAGAAATGAGCAAGGTTACGGCTCTTGACGTAGCAAAGGAAAAAATGAATAATGCAGCGGGGGCTGTGGAGCAGTTTCGGGGTGCAGTTGAGACGTTACAAATTAGTGCACTTATGCCGTTGATGCCTCTTATTCGTGAGTTTGCACTTTGGGCAGCAGATATGGCCGAAAAGTATACGCCGCAAATTACTAAAAAGTTTGAGGAAATGAGCAAGAAGATTAAGCAGTCTTGGGGTGCTATTTCGGCAGACCCTGCGTTCCAAAAAATGGACTTTGGCGACAAAATAATATATATACTTAACCTTGCCCTAGATAAAATCAGCAAGTGGCTGGAAGGCGAAGGTGGCAAGAAGTTCCAGACGGTTTTTGCCAAGATAGGTGCAATTGCAGCCAAGGCATGGATTGAAGGGCTTAAGGGTATGGTAAAGGCTTCTTTCAGTTCCTTTGCAAGCGGCAACATTGTTGGTGGTATTGGCATGCTTGGTTTGGCATCGGCTATGGGCGGAGGTTTGTTGGTACGTGGCGCAATAGGCGCTGGGAAAGGTATATGGTCTGCCGGTAAATGGGTTGCAGGCAAAGTACGGCCTGCGGCAACGGCCAAAGCCGCCGAAGAAGTGGCCGAGACAGCGGCTACCGTAACAAAAGGCGCAGGTAAGGCTGGTCTTCTAGGCAGATTTAAACTGCCTTCAATCGCTGGCAAGGCAGGGAAGTTTCTCGGTAAAGCGGCTCTTCCTCTAGCATTGTTAACTGAGGGAATAGAAATATTTCGCGCTAAAGATAAAATAAAAGCAACCTTTCAAGGACTAGGAGGTATAGGCGGTGGCTTTGCAGGAGCGAAACTGGGCGCAATGATAGGAACAGCCATTGCTCCGGGACTGGGCACCGTTATAGGTGGGGCGCTGGGAAGCATTGGAGGCTATTTAGCCGGACGTTTTGCTGCTGGAAAAACAGTAGACGTTGTGAGAGGCGGTAATAAAACCACAACCCAAATACCAGTTTCTGTAAAACCAACTGCACAACAGGTAGTAGTCAAGGTACAAGCAGAGAGCAGGCCAACCTATAATATAAAAACTGCAGTTGATGCAAATGCTGTTTTGAAAATCATTAGAGCTAATGAAAAGACGATTGCCGACCAGTTAGCCGATGATATTTCAACGAAACTTGTGGAATCATTTAACAACAGGCCTGTAATGGTCGGCGCGAGGTAAAAGAGAAGGATTTTTTTGTTGGTTTGTCTAATAATCCCAGATAAAACAAATTTATCTGGGAGGCGATATATATGTATCGAACAAGCTGGTTTTTGAGATGGGCAGTCATTGTGGGTTTTATCCTCTTTGTTGTGGGCTGTGGTTCTTCTGACAAATCTGATATTGGTTCGCAAGTCGGGGGCGAACAGTCTCAAAAAGTTAAGTATAAAGTTGTGGCTAAAAAGGACGTTAGCTTTGGCGTTACGAAGAGATTTGAGTTTAGAGTGGTTGTTCCTTCTAGTGCTGATAAAGCTTATCTGGAGAATGTGGCCAGAGACATCATTGACCACGAAATTCCATTAAATGCTGCAACTTTTTTATTCTACGACAGAGAAGAAGACAGTGAGAGTATTTACACTATAGGGAAAGCTGTATGGGTGCCTTATGGCAATTGGGCGAGGGCATCTGAAGTGGAAACAGGAGACTATTCGAAGCATCAAATGATTGTAGAGATCAAAGAGAAGACTCCGGTCCTAACCAGCGAGGAATTTGCTATACACGATGAGATAAAGGCAATGTTAAAAGGCCCAGGAAATCCGTACAGTGAAAACCCTCCAGCAGGGGCAGACATAAAGGAATGGATGGCGAAACAAAGCACAAAGATTGCGCAGTGGGAAGATAATGCTTATAAAACTGTTGCTAAGAAGCACAATATTACTCCACAGAAAGCAAAGGAAATTTATCTTAAAGTAGAAATGCGATAGCCACAAAACAGGTGATCCTATGGACTTCTACCTCAGGGCTTTCAGCGGAAGAAGGAGTGATACTATGACCATTGAGGAACGCATAACAGCCATTGAAAAAGAAGTGGCTGAGCTGAAGGAGCAGGTTTTAGCTCAGCCTGAAAAAATGGCAGAAACTTTGGCTTCTAACCTAAAAGAAGCATTTGCTAAGATGACTGGCCAGAGATAAGTTTATGGTATTCCCACAATATTTCACTGGCAACAATAGCACTAACTTCGTGGAAAGAATTTTTCCTGGTTTAACTGCTTTGCGAACATTATCCTTAACCCACTGTTTTGCCTTTTCCGGTTCCGATTCATCGTAAGGATATGATTTGTTTTGCAAGATTCCCAACGCCGCTACCGTCAAGATGTTCTGTTAGTTTTTTCACTATCTGGTGCTTGATTTGCGCAATATCGTTTTCAGTGATGGTATTCATGTGCATCACCCCCTTTCTTTTTCTGGTTTTCGAGGGAAAAATCGTGATACCTGCAAACAAGAAGGTGGCATATATGGACTTCTACCTCACGGCTCCTGACGGGAGCCGTATTCATTTGCCGGTGAATCCGGAAAAAATTACTGCTCAAACAGAAATTAAGATACAAACTTTTGAAGTAATTAATCTCGGGGATATAAACCTGCCGCGAGGGATTACTCCGGCTCGAATATCCTGGGAAGGCTTTTTCCCCGGAGCGGCCAGAAGGAATACTGTTTTTGTGAAATCGTGGCAGGACCCAAAAGCTCTGGTAGGGCTAATTTCTCTTTGGCGCAGAAATAACACAAAGGTTCGTTTGCTGGTGACTGAGACGCCTCTTAATTTTGACTGTTACATTGCAACTTTTGAGCATACCTGGGAAGGAGGCTATGGAGACTGCCAGTATCGAATCGAACTAATTGAAGCACGGGAATTGGTTGTTCTAACTGATACCGAAAGTAAGGTTAAGAAGCCGGGTACAGCAATTAGGGCAAGACCTGCACCGCCTCCACCTAAAACTTATACGGTTAAACCTGGTGATACGCTCTGGGCTATCGCTAAAAAAGCCTTGGGCGACGGGAGCAGGTGGAAAGAAATTTACGACAAGAATAAAAGTGTTATCGGGAAGGACCCAAACAAGCTCAAGCCTGGCCAAGTCTTAAGAATCGCCTAACTGCTGAAGGCGGTGGTTGTATTGATTGACGTATCCAAAATAACATATTCCCTCGTTCTGTTCAGCCCTTCAGGCGGGAGAATTGACCTCTCGCCTTTTTTACGCAGCCTTACCTGGGAAGAAAATGAGGGAGAATTAGCAGTCAGGTTAGAGGCAGAACTGCAGAACCAGCAGATTGCCGGCGGGAGGTGGCTTCACCAGCTTATTCCTCTTGGCGGGCGGGTTTTTCTGTATGTCAACTGGGGAAGTGGCACTCAAGAAGTGTTCCGGGGTACCGTTTTTGCCTGGGATTATCAAACTGACCCATTGGGACACTTCACTATCACGGCCTACGACCAGCTTATTTATCTCACCAAGAGTAAGGATGACCGATATTACAAGGCCGGAACGACGGCAAAAACCATAATCCAGGATATTGCAAAGGCATGGGGAATACCCCTTGGTACCGTACAGGGTCCGGATACCGCCCTGGCCAAGCAGGTATTCAGGGGTGATATGTTGGCCGATATGATTTTCTCTGTTTTGGATCAGGCCAAAAAGCGCGGCGCAGGAAAGTGGATTGTCAGGAGCAGGCAAGGTAAGATTGATATTATCAGGCCGGGACAGAACAACCCGGTCTATTGTTTTACGGCTGATATGAACGTGAACAGCATTGAGGACCGGCAGGATATTGAAGAACTGGTAACGCGGGTTAAAATCATTGGCGCAGAAGATAAGGCAGGCAAAGCGCCAGTGATAGCGCAAATTGACGGCAAAACAGAATTCGGTGTCCTGCAGGAAGTTGTTTACCGGCGCCAGTATGATAACGTAGCAGCGGTCAAAAGTGCTGCTCAGGACATCTTAAAAGAACGGGGGCAGCCCAAGCGCAAGCGAAGTGTGCAGACTTCTGACCTGCCTTTTCTCCGTAAGGGCGACAAGGTGAAGGTTGCGGCCGGTACACTGAACGGGTATTACATTGTGTCCGGTGTGTCCCACGACGCCACCAGTCGCACTATGAGCCTGGAGGTGGAGGACATTGGCTAGTGGTGTAAGCAAGCTGGCGCAAGTAATATCAGAGAGGATAGCCAGCCAGACCCAGCGGCCAGATGTACTGGAGCTTGGCACAATTCAGTCAGATATGAGCCTAAAGCTGGATAGGTTTGCCGTGTCGATACCGGCTGGAGAATATCTGCTGTGTGCCGGGTTGACGTTGCAGGCAGGTGACCGAATTCTGGTTGGCTGGGTAAATGACCACACTGACCCGGTCATTTTGGCGAAGGTGGTGAGTAGCTAATGCCTGACCTATATCCTGTTTTTAATATGCCTGAATTGATAGAGGAACAAGCAGTAAAAACTCCAGAATACGGCAAGAGTTGGCTCTTTGATTTTGAAAAGGGTGATTTCGTGGTAGATGGTGCTGGCCGTATTGTAATAGCAGACGGATATACAGCGTGGGTCCAGTGGTGCGTAAAAACGGTCCTCACGCAGAGATTTGCACATGTAGTATACAGCTTTGACTACGGAACGGAGCTGGAAGAAGCACTTAAGCAGCCGTCGATGAAAGCCGTGGAAGCAAAACTGGAACGCGCGATTACTGAAGCACTGTTGGCAGACCCACGAACTGAGATGGTGCGGGATTTTGCCTTTGAGTGGGAAGGGGACGCAGTAAAAGTGAGCTTTACCGCCGTGCCAGTTATCGGCGAACCGGCGCAATTGGAGGTGGTATTGAATGGCTGATTTGCCGGAATACCTCACAGACCAAACCTTTGAAGCTATATTACAGAGAATGTTAGATGCACTACCTGATGATTTAGACAAAAGCGAAGGCAGTCCCATATATGATGCTCTTGCTCCAGTAGCTGCCGAACTTGCTCAGACTGCAATTTGGGCACAAGAGGTTTTACGTCGAGGTTTTGCCTCCACAACCTTCGGGGAATACCTAGACCTTCGCTGTGAGGAGCACGGTATCACCCGGCGGCCAGCGGTAAAAGCTACCGGCCAGGTGACATTTACCGGTACTCCTGGCACAGTGATTCCAGCTGGAACCCAAGTTAGCACGGCAAGCAGCGAAACGACGCCGGCTATCTTTTTTGAAACAAAAGCGGAAGCGGTTATTGGCGATACAGGAACCGTAACGGTAGATATTGAAGCCGTTGAAGCAGGATCTAGTGGGAATGTAGCCGCTGGAGCAATTACTATGCTGGCTCAACCTATTTCTGGCGTTACATCTGTAACCAATGCGGCGGCCACCAGTGGGGGACTGGACGAGGAGGATGATGCATCTCTTTTATCCCGCTATCTACAGCGGGTGCGGTCACCTTCTGCTGGTGGAAACAAGGCTGACTACGTGAACTGGGCGCTGGAGGTAACCGGTGTCGGAGGTGTATCTGTGGTCCCGGTCAGAGATGGCCCAGGAACCGTGAGTGTGGCCGTAATCGGAACGGACAAAAAGCCGGCCAGCCAGGCTGTTGTGGACACAGTCCAGGACTACATAGCACCACCCCATAAGAACACTGTCGAAGCCGAAACTATGACCATGGGCGGCTATGGTGCCAGCATAGACACAACCCAGACCGACGACAGCGGCGACAGTGTGAAGATGGTCTATGATGCTACCGGAGCTGGGGCCATTACCCACGCCAACCTGCAAGCTATTCTTCAGCAGCCCGGCATTTGGCAGGCCAGGGTAAGGGCCAAGGTGGACAGTACCGCCGGCACGACCGACCTATTGCAGATAGGTATTTATAATGTCTCTGCGGCAGCTTGGGCAAAGACCAGGCCAAATGGGACGGAAGATGCCATAATAACTCTCAAAGCCCGTGATTTGAGCACGGTCTTTGGTGACAAGATTGTGGAATTCTACTGGAACGGCCAGGACCAGATAGAACTTCGTATTATACGCCTGCAGACCGATACCACGACCACCGTATGGGTGGACAAGGTGCTGTACCGGTCCACATTCTCCAAGGACAGCGGTGAAGGGAAGGCCCCGATAGGCGCTCGGGTGACTGTAGAGCCGGCGGTCAGCGTGAACATCAACATATCAGCCACATTAACTGTAGCTGCAGGTTACGACGCCAACAGCGTAAAGGCCACCGTACAAGCAAACCTGGACGCATATATCAAGAGTCTGGTATTTGCTGACGACAACGATGTGCGCTACGTTCGGATAGGGCAAACTATCCTGGACACCCCAGGTGTTGAAGATTACAGCAACCTAACGGTTAACGGCGACACCGCGAACATCACAATAGGCGACCAACAGGTGGCTGTGCTGGGGACGGTGACGCTGACATGAGCGACTACCCGATAACCAGCACCAGAGGCCAGGCCATGCTCGGGTATTCGCACCCGATGTACGAAACCAGCCGGGTATTCCGGGCGCTTATGCAGGCGGAAGGTGCCGAGTTTGACCTGGTGCGCCAGGCTATAGACGATGTGCTAAACCAATTCTACGTGCGGACTGCAACATGGGGCCTGGACAGGTGGGAGACGGAGCTGGGTCTGCCGCCTGACCCGAGCTTGACTGATGATGAGCGCCGTGACCGAATCATCAGCCACCTGCGCGGATTCGGAACATGCACTATTGCAGTGACCAAGTCAGTGGCCGAGAGCTATGACAAAGGCGAGATCGACGTGAGCGAGGACTTCGCCGGTTATACCGTAACCATTCAGTTTGTGGACACACTGGGTGTGCCGACCAATATCGATGATTTAAAAAAGGCCCTACGTGCTGTAATCCCGGCGCACCTTGAGATAATGTACGAATACCGCTACCTGACATATGACATGCTTAAAGATTACGGATTTACCTACGACCAGCTGCGAGCCTTTAATTTGACTTTGACCTACGACCAGCTTAAAACCTGGAAACCAGCATAAAGGAGGTAATGAAATTGCCTGGAAGTACAAACAGAATGAACTTACCGTATCCGTTGGGTAACGAAACAGCAGACGTAGCCGGGGACATACAGCGTTTGGCCGAGGCAGTGGACACAGCGGCAGCCAAAGACACTGACCTGACCGCCCACATTACAGCCGCAGCCCCTCACAGCGGGCACGAAACCCCCGCAGGGGCACAGGCGAAGGTAGATGCCGCTATAAACAACCATACCGGGGGCGCTGACCCGCACCCGCAGTATGAAACATCGGCTGAGGCACAGGCAAAGGTTGACAACCATGCCAATGAGCATATACGCCATAGCAGCTACGCAGTAGCCACCGGATCAGCCAATGCCTATGCGGTAACCCTGAGTCCGGCACCTGCGGCATATGTCGAAGGAATGGCCGTAATCGTAAAAATCAACGTAGATAACACCGGAGCGTCTACAATCAACGTAAATGGTCTTGGAGCAAAGACTATCAAAAAGCCCAACGGTAGTGATGTTGCGGCAGGGAACCTTAAAGCAGGGTCGGTTTATACCTTGCGCTACAACGGCACAAATTTTATCTTGCAGGGTAGCGACAGCGCCGGCAATGCTACTCCTGCGGACGTGCTTGCCGGCAAGACATTTAGCAACGACAGCGGGCCAGGACAAATTGGCACAATGCCCAACAAAGTTGGCTCTGCGACCGTCATCACCCCTGGCACGGCAGACCAGGCCATCCCGGAGGGGTACTACGGCGGCGCACTGGGTGACGGGAAAGTGCTTGGCGACGCGAATTTGGTGTCCGGCAACATCAAGTCAGGGGTGAATATTTTTGGTGTGGCAGGGAGTTTTACGGCAAAACGGTATGCTATTGGGACTGTACAGCATAAATATCCTTTATCGGCAGAAGGGCAAACCGGACACGGTTTTCAAATTAGGGGCCTGGCCTTTACGCCTAAATTCGTATTAGTTAGTCCGCCCAATGGTTATAGCTACCCTTATCGTGTTTTTCTGTATGATGTTACCCCTTACACGACTGTAATTCGAACACACTATTCTGGAAGCAATAACTACTATGTTTACAGAACTGAATACGCTGACGGAATAGACTTAGTAGCAACCCTTGGGGATAACACCTACGACAACTATTGGAACTTCATAGCACTTGAATAATGGGGGTGAGGTAATGGCAGAAATTGGAAGAAGGATATACTACGACAAAATCACCTGGGAAATACTTATTGACACCGGCGAGCGGGCGGGGGATGTGGTAGAAACCACGCCGGAACAGGATTTTGCCAGTTATCCGCAGTTGCAAGGCCGCGGTCTGGCTGATACCGGATACATCGAACTGGCTTACGGCGAACGCCGAGAAGAATTTATGAACATGGGCAGTCTGGAAGTTGACCCGACTACGCAGGAGTTGATTATTTACCCGCGCCTGACCATGCAGGCAGACCGGAACGAGATACCGGCAGACGGGGTAACTGCAGCGGTGCTTACGGCTACACTCCCAGTAGCGCTGACTGGTGAAACCGTTGTTTTTACCAGGGAAGGCGGCCAGGACAACCCGGTTCAAACCGTGGACGGGATAGCCACGCTGGAATTTGCGACAGCGGTACCAGGTGATTTTGTGATTTGGGCCAGGCACCCGAAGTATGGCGCTGCTGCTGTGCTAGTCAAGGGGGTGGCAGTGTAATGCCCAAAGAAATATACAAAAACGGCAGGCTTACGGTGGAGTATGACGAAACTGACCCGCAGGAAGCCTTGGAAATCCAAAAACGGAAGCACAAGGGTAAACAGCTAAAGCACT